TAATATACATCTCTATTGCAGCAGCATGAGCTTGCTTTATATCTTCACTTGAGTTTGGTACTCCACCTATTTCTTTTTCAGATACAGATAATTTGTTCCATATCTTATCAGGTCTATTCATACTAAAACCTCTATAACCTCTTCTACGTAAATAATACAGTAATCTTGGCTTGTTATTTTCTGCTAGTATTGGCATACCGTAAAATACTAATGCCATTAATACATCTTCAAAAAATATTTCAGCTGTTTGTGGTCTAGCTATATATTCTAAAAAGAAGGTGTTAGCTGGAGCATCTTCCATTGAAAACTTAGTTAAACCGTGTAAAGCTCCTTTTGATCCTGTTCCGTCAACTGTTCCTGATATATCGTAAGAGTCACATCCAAAAGCACCCACGTGTTCATTACCTGGGTATCGTACACCGTTTTTTATAATAACATTGTTTTGCATATTGCTATTTGGAAACCAGCTTATCTTAAATCTACCTTTTGGATCTGGATTAAAAACAACTCTTGTATCTTTAACTCCATTTGTCCATTGAAAGTTTCCTGGTGTTAAAACAGATGAGCTTTTATTTCCCTCGTTATAATCTATTTGCTCGTATATCTTTATAAGATTAAATAAACTATTTTTTGTTTCATCTCTAAATGCATGCTCTTCAGTTCTTGGAAACTGACGATAAAATTCATTTAAAGCATCTTGATCATCTCTCAAACCATCAGCTTCATTATCCCAGTGGTTTATTACACCTTGATCAATCTCTACTCCGTGTGGATCAAATGATTGTTGTTCAGGATCACTGAATACAGGTCGTCCGAATTCATCAATGAATCCTTCGTAATTCCATTCCATAGGAATAAACAAAGAATATAATCCCGACTTAGTTTGTCCATTTCTATTGCGCTTGGTAACATCTGAATCATAATATAGATTTTTAAAATTATCACCTCCTTTATCTAATGCGTTAGATGTACTTCCCATCATACACTTACCAACTATTCTACTACCTAGTCTTAAACAAGTTTTTGTAACTCTCCAGTTATTTTTTATATTATCAGGTCTTTCCCATTTACCACTTTCATCGTGAACTAATAAATTTAACTTTTCACCATCATAGCTATTATCACCTGTATTTTTCCAGTCTATAGTTGTATCAAGACCTTCCATGTCATCAACCTCTTCTCTTTCTCTCATTTTTTTACGAGTAAACTTTTTAGCTGGTACTCTATAGGCTAATTCAGATTTTGGACGATCCATACCATCTTGTATTGGTTTGAAGAAAAAAGGATAGTTTAAACTTATAGGCACGACTTTATCTGTAAACATTTTCTTAGCATCAGCACCTGATTTAGATAATATACCAAATCTACTATCACTAGCTAGCGTAGCTAAATTAACAGTTTCAGCTGAACTCATAAATGAAAATCCAGATCTTCTGTTCTTTAGATAACACATACCATAGCATCGTTTATCTGCTTTACAAGCTTCCCAGAATATAAAAAACAATCTATTTGCCTCTCTAAAATCAGGAGCTCCAACATCAATCTTACTCCACTGTAAATACATATAATGTGTGCCAGTTATATATTTAGGTTCACCATCGTTCATAAACCAGAATCCTTCTTCTCTTCTTTTGAACTCTTCGTCAATATATCCGTAATGCTTTTCTTTAAAATCGTCCGGGTAAACCTGCCAGTCAAATACTGTTTTAATTTTTTTAAAATCAGGTTTTGCTGGAAATTGTTTCCATTTTTGTTTTGATTTTTCATTACTACAAGAATATATTTCTTTTGGCTGTTTAGGTAAAGCTATTTGTAAACCTTGTATTTCTATAATTTCACCAATCGTGCCAGTTTTAGATATAACAACAACATCATTTTCTTTGTTATAGCCATAATCCCATTTTTTAGATTTATTTAATCTTTTTATAGTATTAAGTTTTATTGGCTCAACTATTTTATATAACGTTTGCTCGTAACTCATTTTGATCTACCTTCTGCGAATCCTTTAAAAGCTGTCTTTTTTTCCTCTTCTATAGGTTTACCTTCTAGCATTGCTTCTTCTTCGTGGATTCTATTTAATATTTCAAACGCGTCGAATATAGCTAGTTTTTTAGTAGCAGCTGCGTTCTTTAATCTATCAGCTGATATATCTTCATCTGAATCAACTATTTCTTCTCTAGCTACCTTAATTAGTTCTTCAACCGCTTTGTGCCCAGCTTGGATTATATTCTTCTTCGTTTCCTTGATATTCATATTTAATTGTAATAAATTTATTTAATATTCTATATAATCTTTCACCTTCTATTACAAACTCAAATTCACTATTAGGTGTAAAACCAACTAAGGTGTTTAAATCAAAAGCGCCATCAGTATACTTTATTACGCCAACTAAAGGCTTTTCAATATCACTAGTTAAATTATTATTTGATTTTATTGGTTTTACAAAACTATAACCAGGTGTTGCTGTCCAGTTATTTCTTTTATATAAGTATATTTGATCTGAACAAGCAAAATATTTATCTTCTTCCCAGTAAGATCTACTGTTTCTTTCTATACCTTTGACATCGTGCCATCTTCTAAATATGTTGTGATGCACTATTACTTCATCACCCACATTAATAGGTGATTGAAATAATAGTGGAGTAGCGATTACTTTTGCTAATCTATTTATATATTGATGATTGAATATTTCAGTATTTAATATTAATTCTTTGCCATCCACTCGCTTAACATTATTATAACGCTGGCCAATAGGAGCCACAATGAAATCTTTATAAGCATTCATTTAATATTCTAAATTGTATTCAACTGATATAGCCATATTTTTATTAAAATCTTTCCAAGGTATAACTACTTTTTCTTTTCTAATATAAATACAGTATTTATCTTCTTCTTCTATTATATCGCATATTTGATGACCACCATACACCTCTTGATTAACAGAGTAATGCATGGAATCGTTTTTATAGTCTTTACCTATTGTGATTTTTCTTATAATATTATTTTTCATCTTTAGGCCAATTAATAGTTCCGTCCGTCAAGTTAATATCGTAACTTCCATATTCTTTCATCATTTTATCTTGAAGTAAAGAAACAGTATCATTGCCTAAAGCTATATCGTGTAATAGTTTGTGCTTTTGTGTTTCTAATCTACCTATATTAAATTGAAGACTATTTATTTTATTTACAGCATCTAGTAATTCATCTAAATGCTCTTTTGATATCTTATCAACCTTTGGTTTAAGGTCAACAACCTTTTCTTTTTTTGCCATTTTATTTAATTTTATTTAATTTATATTTATTTTATTTTTCAAATCCAAGTTCAAGTCTTATTGGACTTTTAAAACAAAGTTGTTCGTTATCATCAATTTGTTCACTTATGTTCTTAACTGTCATTGTTGTTGCACTATCTACAGTAACAACCTCCATAGTTGGTCCACCAGTTTCACCAACTAGTAAATCTCCTACTGCAAATACAAGTCTACAATCTGTTCCATCCACTGTTATTTGAACAGCGTCTGTTGAAGCAGCTTGGTGACCAGCTTGATTTAAATCTACATCTGTACCAAAATCAAATGCACCATGAGCTACAGCAGCAACAAAATAAGTTTCATATCCTTCTGGTGTTTCACTCATATAAGATGGTGTTGTTAGAGCACCGTCATAAGTAAAACCTGATGGGTGTGGTGCGTTTACATTGAACGGCACGCCATCTGAATTTAATATTATTGTTGGTCCTACTTTCCCAGCAGCATCTTGGCTATTAAAAACACTATATCCAACTAAATGATCCGTATCGGTTACGATACTTTCATCTATTAATACTTTACCTATTATATGTCTTCTGTAACTTGCTGCAAAATTAGCGCCCATACTACTATGAATAATATCAAATCTAGGTGGAGCTGCGCCATTAACTGTTCTAGCAAAGTAAAGTGTAAAATCATGACTATTGCCTGCTGCTCCATTAGTACCTTGAATTATTCCACTAATATTAGTTAGCTTAGCAGTACCTTTTGGTATATGAAATTTATTCCAAGTGAATAAACAGTCGTTGTCAGAATACGCTGTACCCATAGCAGTAGCAACTGTAAAATCTGGTCTAACTGTTGTTTGATAAAATTTTGAGTTCATATCTTATTTTTTATTATTTTGTTGTTCATTTTTCTTTGACGATCCTCCAAAGAAGAAATCGACAACTGTATTAACTTTTGCGCTCATTGCGCCAAATATAGTTGAGACAAAACTAATTTCAAACTCACCCATATTTATATCACCTATAACAAAGTATCTAAACATCATAAAGCTTAATCCAAAGTACG